TGACTGCTCGTTCCGCAAAGAAGTTTCGTTCATCGCGAACCGCATCTGTATAAGTCGAATCATATGTTCCTGATGGGAATGAAGTATTGTTAACTGAACCGTCAACTACACCTTCACGAACAACTTCGGCATCAACATTATCAGCAGATGATGTAGAATCAGCATCTGTTTCATAAGTTTTAGCTCTTAAGTTACCTGTGCTAGAACCGTGGTTCCAAGCAAAGTTCCATTGTCCTGCAGATGTACCTGTAGTACGAGCAGTAAAGATAAGAGAGTTACCATCACTTTCAGCTAAGAAGTCTTTTGGAGCTTCAGCGTTAACATCAACTTGTCTTACAGCCTCGTTAATAACAGTATTACGATCAGCTACAGTAGCATCGATTGTAAAGCCGTTAAAGTTTAGTGTAGAACCACCGTCAGGACTTGTAAGAGTATAAGAACTAAAGTTAACACCAGCACCAAGAGTCTCGATATCAGTAATATTAGGATTTTTACTATTTTTACCACCAAGAGCAATATCAAAACCAATGTTAGATGTAGTACCTAAATCAATTGTGATTTCTCTGTTACCAGTAGTACCGTTAGTAGAGATAGTACTATCCCAAGTAATATTAGTATCCATAGCTGTAACTGCATTAGCAATTTCAGTTAGCGTATCGTCTTCGTCAGCACCTTTAGTAACTGCTTGACTAATAATTTCATAGCTATTACCTACGTAAACAACATCGTTAGGGTCTACTTCAAGACTAAATGTAGTAGGCGCAAATGTTGCAGACCAAGTGCGGTTAGTAACATTATCAGCAAATGTATGTGAACGAGAAAGTTCAGTAAGAGTAATTCCACCAACATCTAATTCAATTCCTAAGTTAGCAGGGCCACCAGCAAGCTCGTAAACCGTACCACCTGATTGCGGACGACTTACATCAATACTCCAATTTATACCGTTAGCACTAGCAGTTTTAACTACAACATCTGTAGATTCTGGAGTTCCACCAATAGTCCAACCTTGTCCATCAGCAAATCCTGTAGCTCTAGTAAGAGTATAAGTTGTATTACCAGACTGAGGTCTTGTAGCTGTAGCTGACCAGTCTCTTAATGCTCCAGATTCTGAGTAAGAAGTTCCTGCCCTAACAACACCTCCTACTGTAAGGCTTCTACTATTAGTAAAAGCACTATCAGGATTAAACGTGTAATTAGAAGTACCAGTAGCAGGCTTAGAAGCTTCTGCATACCAAGGTTTTATTACAGCCTGTTCTGAATAGAAAATATCCCTAGGAGTACCATCAACGACAAGACCAGGTCCACTATCGAAAAAAGAAGCTCTAGTTAGAGAATAGCTAGTAGAGCCGGTGCTTGCAGAATTAATAGCAACTGACCAATCTTGAATAGGGTTATTAAGCGCATCATAATCATCTGGTTGAGATACACCATTAACTTTCAATCCTACACCAAAATCAACTCCACTAGTTCTTGTTAGGAGATAGCTTGTATTACCTGCTTGAACACGAGAAGTTTGTGGCATAGTTCCTTCTCCATTTGCAGTATCGAAAACAAGAGAGCTGCCAGTATATCCGGCAGATGTATCAACTACGCCACCGGAAGCAGTGAAATCCTGAATAATACCTCTAACTTTAAGAGATATATTAACGGTTGCAGAAATATTTCCGAAACTATCAACTTGAGCAGAAGAAGGGTTTGCGGTAAATCCTCCACCATAAAGATTTAGTGTACTTACACCTGCATTTAAGCTAGGTGAGCCAAATAAATTAAACTGAGCGCTGTTAGTAAATACCAGACTTGAAGTTAGTCTAACAGTTCCGATAACGTAAGAAGTTCCATTAACTGTTAAAGATAGGTCAATAGGAGATGTAACAGTACCAACTGTGCCTGAATAGGATACAGAACCTGTAGCAGTAATACTGCCACTAGAAAGAGGTAACCCTATAAAGTTTTCTGTTAAAGACACATCACTTCTTCCTGTTTGAGAAATAGTAGAACCTCCACAAGCAATAAAAGCTTGCATATCAGTAGCTGTATGAAGGGTAGATTGTAATCCTAATTGAGTAGAATTGTGTAATCCATTAAGCCAAGAACCTGACCAATATGGGGTAGAAGCAGCACTGCCGCCTCCAGATACATATAATGTTCTTCTAAATCCAAATCTACTGTTTTCAACTTCCATAATATACATATAAAATTGATAAGATGTAGTAGAGCTGTTATCACCATCAATAAGACTCATCATATAAGTTCCATCTGGTAAGGTAGTAGTATCACTCCAAATTAATCCGTAGGAACCTCTAGAAGTGTATATTTCTAATGGTACATTACCAGAAGGAACTGATAAGGTTTTAATAGTACCTGTATTATCTTCAAATGTACCTTCATAGAAGGACATTCTAACTGTACCATTTGTATAACGACCATTTGTGTAAGAAACACTATCGGTTATACCAGCATATGAAAAGTCAATTGTGCTTAATAAGTTTTTAGCAGCATTTGATTTTGCAGTAACAAAATCAGAATCAATTTCTAAAGTGCCGGTACTTTGAGGGAGAGTAAAGGTACCCTCCTGAAGCCTTGTTTCTACAGACCAACTCCTATTTGTAAGAGAATTAAAATAAAAATTAAAAGTATCACTTACTGCTAAAGTAGAAATCTCAGCAGTACTAGAAGCTATTGTAAAAACAACATCATTAATATCTACAGAAGAACCATTAGTAAGAGTATATCTGTATCTAGTTTGACTTGGGAATGTAATAACACCAGTAGAAGTATTAAAAGAGGCAGCATTATCTGTCCAATTTTTGCCTGCAATTTCGTTTTCAAGGCTAAGAGGAGTTGTAAGAGTTAAATCTGCGGTTATTGCTGTAGTAATATAATTACCTCCAGGCCCATAACTATAGGAAGTGCCGCCATTAATAGAGAGCACTGCACCCAACCCAACCTTTGCATAGCCAGCAGAAATAGCTGCACTATCTAAGGTAACAGCAGAGATTGACATAGTACCACCATATGGTCCACCACCAGAAATTGAAACTGAATAGCTTACAGTAACACTTCCTCCTTCAGGAAGATTAAGAGAAGCTGTAGCTGTGCCTCCAGTATCATAAAAATTAGTTTCACTAACTATATCACTAGTTTCACTAACAGTACCTCCAGATATGCGTACTGTTCTAACAATATCACTGTTATAGGTTTGACTATAAACACCTGCAGTAGTAACTGTAGTAGTAGCAGCAGATGCTGTTTCTGTAGCAAAGGTTAAATTTAATCCAGAAAATCCACTAATATTAGTAGGAGTTGAATCATTAATTCCAGCATTCAAGGTACCATCAAAGTTAGTTGTGCTAGAATGTTCTGTGTATCTTTGATCTTCGCCTATACTACCTGCTACAAAATTAGAAGAAACTGTTACAGTACCGGCCCCGTTTGATAAGGCTTGGCTAGTAATAGCAGCAGTGCTAGTACCTGAAGCAGGATATACTCCTGTTAAAGCAGGTAAAAAGTCTGATGTGACAACAACATTCCCTGCACCATTTGTAAGGGCATGAGTACCTACTGTACCAGGGTTTTGTGAAGCAGTCCCAGTTGCAGAGGATATAAAGGTATCTACAATTTCGTAGTTACCACCACTTGGTGTACCAGGTAAAGGAGTATTAGAAACAGCTGTGTTACCGCTTGCAGAGTCCGAAGCAGCAGCTTCAAAGCTTGAGTTATCGACATCTAAATCTAAGTTAAGAGAACCAATATTAGAGGTGGCGCCTGTACCACTTTGGTCAGCAGGAGCAGCTTCAAAATCAGTAGGTAATCCAATAGTTACAGTTGTCGGAACGGATGAAGGAACAGAAGCGTTAGATCGGTTACCTGTAATAATAACCCTTTGCTGTTCTGGCTTATTGTCGCCAAAAGCAAGGTCAAGACGTACATATTGCGTTGTACTAAAAGGACCGTTAATCATCCCACCTGGAGTTAAGGCACGAACACGGTATTTATAGATGCCTCCACGTTCAACAATAGCACGGCTAAATACACGGTCAGATGTTACAAGTTGTTCTGAAATGGTTGTCCATTCATTCTCACTATTAGCTTTTTCTTGTACTTGATAGTGAGTAACGTTAAATTCGTTTGTTGGGATTGTCCAAGAAAGATCAATACGACGACTATTAGGTTCCCATACAGCAGTTAAATTTGGTTCACTAGGAATAGCAGTTTGCGATTGAGAAGTATACCCTACCACAACTGGCTCTTCGGTAGCAAATTCATTATTAGAAAAATCATCTTCTAGGCCAAAAATAGCGTTTGAGTGCCTTTGACCTACAAGTGAAATTGTACCATCATGATTATCCGCATAGTCAACAACTTCATAACGACGAATATTGTTTCCCGTAAAACCATAAAGGTCATTTTCAACATCGAATACTGTACCAATGGTAAAGTCTTTAGCGATGCTGTATGTTGTTGTTAGCTCAATTTCTTCATAGAATCGAGAAACGTCCATAAGAAAACGAGCATAAGCTTTATAAGAGTCTAGGACATCTGAATTGTCTCTTTCATCTAAAGTAGTGCTAGTACTTCCATTACTGCTGTTTACTGTTTCATTAAAAAACAGAGTTAACCATTCTGAAGTAAAGTCACCTATACTTCTAATAGCGTTATCTTGAGAAAGATAATTTGTATCTCGCACATCAATAGTATGTCCTGTAATTTTTGGTGCTCTTACATTAGAAACCTTTTGTAAATTTGTAACAAGAACGAATTCATTGAATTTATCTTCATTACGAAAATTGATTAAATTCATATTTGAAGAGTTATTTTCATTGAAAGTTACTGCTACATCACTTGGTGAGACTGGGCGTCTAAAGCGACATTTAATTTTATCACCTTCTTGATAAATAGTTAGATTAGCACTATCTGCTATATCTTGAACGTATTCTACAAAGGTGTCTTTACCTTGCATAACACCGTTAATATACTGAGGTATTTTTGTAGCGTTTTCTTGACAATCAATAAAAGATTCAATATCAAGATCATCAAAAGATAATCCAGGTCCAACTTGAGCATCAGTTAGATAGTCTACTAAAACTCGAGCGGGGTGTTGTTGAGGTACTCTAGTGCTTTGAGGGGTTATAGCACCAGACCTTTCAAGCTCTTGAACTTCAAAAGTAAAGTTTTGAGAAAGATCAATAGTTCCTGTTTCTTCTTTAACTCCACCTAACCAAAGAGAGTAAGTAGAACCGTCTACTGAACGTGAAGCACTAGCTACTTTAAATTTAGCAGAGTTAGACCCTTGTGTTATAGATAAATCGTTTAGGCCATCTGCAAAATTATACGCTCTTGTTGTACTCGAAGATACCCCGTAAGCAACAGATAAATCACTGCTTTGAAGACTATCCACTGTTAAGTTAATAACTGAGTTAGCAAAAGCACTCTTAAATGTTTGATTAGTCTGAAGATCTCTCGTATTTGTTACTAACCATTCAAATGTATTATCTACATAAAAACTGTAAGAACTATAAGGAGTAGTATTATCATAAGAAAAATTATTTAGGCTAGCAATGGCTGTTGTAACATAAGCGGGAGTGCTAATACTAACACTTTTTGTTTGTTTTACTTGAAAACCTAATTGAGGAATTTGTGTAGTAATAGCACCATCTCTGCTAGCTTCCATAGTAACTCCAACTAATACATATCCAATACCACGGAAGTTAGTATCGATTTCACCATTAGAAGTATTAATCCAAGAAGTTGGAGGAAGCTGAGATTCAGAACCCCAAAGAACTTCTACAGCAGCATACTTATGGTTTTGTATTGATTGATTTTCATCTCTATATTCATCTTTTAAATAGTGGATAGAGGTGTCACCTGAAGTTAAATCAAGAGAACGAGATTCAACGTCTCCATTTAGATCATCTAAGTATATTCTTAGATTTTCAACTTCACCAGCGTGTACAAGGTATACAATAGTGCCGAAACGAGTATCTGGGCGAATAGCATGAACAGATTCGGGATCTTCAAAACCACGCCAATCTGAACCATAATAAGATTTTGTATCAGAAAAGTTATTGTCAGGGCTATGGTTCCAAGCAGCTACAATAGCAGCATTAACACCAGAAATACCATAGACACGAGCTGGCTGATAAGATGCTGGGTTTTCTAACTGAGAACCAGGGGTCTCTTGGATTTCAGCAGATACTTGTTCTTCACCAATATACTTACGTTTATGGTTACCGAACATATTCTTTCTAACCTTCATATACATTGGTTTTGTAACAGCTGCACGATATTCAGAAGCACCAAGAGTAAAATCTTGATAGCTTTGACCGGCATTACGAAGGAATGTATCTACTGTATTTAAGTTTGCAAAACCATAAACCCCATCGTTAAGTCTTTGATTGTGTAGTATTTGTAGAGAAATATTATCAGAAGGTCTACGTAGAGGAGAAATGAGTGATGAAATAATGAATTCAACTGTACCATCATCTAATGGGGTATTGTGAGTATCTATTAAGCCTTCGTAAATACATTGAACTTCAGATAAAGTAGAAGTAGAAGGATCCCATTCTCCTTTAAATATTTTAGCTCTTTTATTCCTATATGAGTCGTCTTGAATTGCATTCTTGACATCGTTATCTAAGAACAATGTGATATTCTGTGTAACATTAGCGAGTTCAGCTGAAATCACTGTTTTGTCGAGTGCAACTACTAAGCCATCATTGAGGTATGTGTTACCGTCATAGTCAAGCGGAAACCCACCATCGATAACGGTGTACCTTGTCACTGAATTAGACAGTTCGAGGCTTGCAAATGTAATTGTAATCATAATGTTATCCTATATAATTTCTTCTACTACTAAGTCCATTTTTAAGACGTTGTTATTACCTGCAACAAACGTTTCTTTTAAGTTAGCACTTGTAATATGACCACGGAAAGTTAAATCTTTGTAGTTTACTGTGTCAGAGGCTGAAAGGTTATCTCTAAGAACTGGGTGAAATACTAGTTGTCCAGTACCAGCAGAATAGCTGTTAATGACATATTGAGTGCCATTACTTCCAAAAGTTACAAATTCACCTTGAACTAGACCTGTTGAAGCTGGTCGATTAGTTGTACTGGTTCCCAAACGAACAGTGACAACGTTACTACCCGCAGAAGCATCTGCTTGAAGATTGATGTCATTGCCCGAATGAGTACCTGTATACTGTTGAACTTCAGGAGGAAGTGTAAATTCAATCGAATCATTGTTGTAATATGCTGCCTGCACAACACCCCGAAGATAATCTTTTTCTTCGGAGGTTGTGTTATAGTCAGGGGCAATTCCCGCACGACCTAAGGCAACAAGGGTGCAACGCACAACTCGTCGAGAAGAAGTGTTCGAATTAAATCTAATAACACCAGATTGAGAGCGAATAATATCGCGGTCTACTACATAGTCCATTGAAATGGCTTCGAAACGTAGTAGGTCATCTTGTAAGACTAAATTTGCCATAACTTATTTCCTTAACGAGCTCGACGTCGTGATCTACGACCGTCGGCATTTCCTTGATTGATTGCATTAATTACAGAAGCACCTGCAGCATCTGCAGTGGCTTGTGAGTTTCTTCCAAGTCCAACTTCGACTTGAACTGTTTGATTAGCGATGTAACCACCACCTTGTTGTGCGGATTGACCGCTGTTCATTGCTTCTAGAGTCTGACGATTAGCAGCTGTAGCTTTCTGATTCATTACAAATTCACCATTTGAAAGCTGTGCTGAAATGCTGTCTGAAGTTCCTGTGCCTGGGCCACTTACGTAACCACCGGTAGCAAAGGCTGGCTTTTGGAATTTCTGAGCTTTAATAGCTGAGACTTGAGCCATACCAGAAGCAAGAGCAATAGCAGCAAGAGCAGGACCTGCAAAAGGACCACCCTCAGATAAAGCACGAGTTACAGCAGTACCGGTGTTCATCATAGCTTGACCAATAGATAGTGCTTGCTGTGCTTTAAATGAGCTTTCAGAGTACTTAGCATTTTCACCAAGTAGACCCATAAGACCATCACCAACAGCTTGGAAACTTTCTTGTTGGCTTACAGCTGAACCGTCAGCTAACTTATTAATAGTACTATAGACTGATTCAAATTTACTAATAACTTCGTCATCTTTAATATTAGCAGCAGCAGCACCTATTCCGATAGAGCCTTTTTCTTTTGTATCTCCACCGAGTCCAAGAGCACCCAGAGGATCAGTAACACCTGGGTCAGGCTCCTCTGGAGTTTTAGGAGCGGTAGGATCATTTTGATTAAGAATACCACCAATCTTTTCTTCAATTCTTTCTTGAAGAGCTAAATCAGCAGCAGCAATGTCCATGTTGTTTACACGTTGAGCTTCAATACGTCTATCAACACTTCCAAGAACTTGAGAAAAATCTACTAGCTGTTTAAGCTGGTCATCATTAATCTTTTCCATATTGGTAGTGTCAAAGCCTTGACGGTTTAGACCACCAAGAACACGTTGTTGACGACCACTTACTGGTCCACCATCTTTAAAGCCCATAACAGCGCCTGAATTAATTTGTTCAAGCAAGGCACGGTTTTGTTGGGTAGCTTTAGCATTAACTACAAACTCACCATTTGATAAGCGAGCTGGGATAGAATCAGAAGTTCCTGTACCAGGTCCGTTAACTGAACCACCAGTAGCAAAGCCCATAGGCATCATCATACGGTTTGTGTCAGAAAAGAATTTGCCTAGACGAGAAAAGAAACCTTGTTCTTCTGGTTTAGGTTCTGCTTTAGCTTTAGGCTTCATATAACCAGCAGTTTCAAGAGCAAGTCGAGAAGAGCTGCTTAAAGTTTTTGCTAAGACATCTGAAATTAGATTTCCTGGATTAGAAGCTTGAAATAGGCCACCTTGATTTTCATCAAGAGCTAGAGCCTTCATTAGGTTTCTTGAGTAACCATTATTTAGAGCGTATCCAAATAGGTTTGAAACTCGTGATTGACGCTTAATACCTACAGGGTCTACTTCACCTTGGCCTAGCTGATTAACGTTAGCGATTGCACGACGACCAGTTTGGTAGTAGTAACGTGAATCACGAAGCTGACCAGCAGCGTGTGGATAATCTCCTGCAGCCATTCCTCTTGTAAAACCAGGGAAGCTTTTATCTAAGTTTGAACCTAGATTAAATGCTAGATCACCTAATACGCCTTGGGCATAAAATGGAGCTTTAGCATAAGCTTCACGGAATACATCTTTACTGAGGAGGTGTCCGAGGTTTTTGCCATAGTCAGCAAGAGCCATAGAGTTAGCTTCACCGTCACTTAGTTGAACTGAAGGTTTACGATATTGAGAACCTAGTCCATTAGCGTGGAAAAGTTTGCCAAGATCTTTCTTGGACATTTTCTTGTATTCTTCAGTAAGAGGATCTTTAGGATCAAAGAATCGTCCGCTACTAATATCTGAATCAGTAAGTAAGTGACCGATACCAATAGTAGCAAAGCCTTCTGTATCTGTGTAAATGTGAGGTACGTAACCTTCAAACTTACGAAGGTGTTTTAGTACAGCTGTTTCGTCGCCTACAAGACCACCACCAGCATAACCGCCTTTACCGTCACCACCTGGATTCATGCCGCCATTAAGACGAGCAAGTAAACCAGCATGTTTCTTAGTAGCAGCAGCGTTAACTACAAATTCACCATTTGAAAGGTTTGCAGGGATAGAGTCAGAGGTACCTGTTCCGGCACCTGATACTTTACCGCCTGTAGCAAAGTTACGAGAAGCACGACGACGTGCTCCACCATTTACTTGAGACTTTTCAGAGGAATCTCCGAATATGCCTGTAAAGAAATCTGTTACTTTAGTTTTAGCAATCTTGAAAGCTTCTACAATGGCATCACGGAAGTAATAAGCTAAGCTTAATCCGCCAACTACAAGAGCGCCAATAGCTAGTGCAGGTAGTGAAATACTACCTACAGCGATAGCAAATGCGCTAGCGAGAGCTGTACCAATAACAGAAGAGATTCCTGTAAATACTAGTGAACCTCTAAAAGCAGCACCAATAGCAGCGCCTACAGCAGCAAAAGCAGCAGTAGAAGCTCTAAATGCAGCAGCAATACCACCACCAATAGCAGCGATAGCAGCACCAGCAGCAGCAATACCTTTAGCAATAAGTCCACCAAAAGCAAAACCAGCAGCAGCGCCTACACCTGAACCTAAAGCAGAACCAAGTGCTTGACCACCAAAGCTAGCAGCAATAGTAATACCAGCTTCTTGCCATCCTGAAAGTTCACCAACATTCTCTTCGAGGTAATCGATAAATTGTTGACCGGCTAAGAACCCACCTGTAGCACCTAAAGCACCACCGATTTGTTGTCCACCGCTTATGAAACTTTCACGAACACGACCTGTAGCCTTTGCTTGGCTCTCTCTGATTGCTTTTAAACGTGTCTCTTCAGCAACTAGGCGTGCAGTAGCACCACCAGCTTTACGAGCAGCTTGTTCTTGAGTTAAACCAGCTTTACGAAATTCAAGTTCAGCAATAATAGCAGCACGAGCAGAACCGTTCATAGACTGCGCTAAGTCACGCATTTCTTGTTCTGTAGCAGCTGTAACCATTCCTGTTTCACGGAGTTCATCGTTAAAACGAGAAATTGTATCTTTTGCAGATTGACCTACACGTTCAGCTAGGTTTGTTAGTGCAGTGTTAACATCACTTACTCGACCTGAGGAGCGACCAGCAATCTTTTCGAGAGCAGCAACTTCACCAGATAGCTGAGTTGTAAATCGACCTAAGACAGTTGCTTCTACGTTACCGGCGATAAATCCACCAGCACGAGCACCTGTACCGCTTGTAAGCTGAGAACGGAAGTTTTTGTTTAGTAGAGCAATACCAGCAATTAAGCCAGCCATTGCATTGTTACCGAAAGCTTCACGGAAATCACGTAGACCTGTGCTTACTAATTTAAGAGTAGTATTAAGAATACCTAAGGAAGTATCTAGCGCTCTAAGAGCGATAGGTAAGTCACCGCCACCTGCAGCACTAATAGATACATTTGAATTTAATGCAGCAAGTGCTTCTGGAGTTACGCCAGCTAAGTCAGGTTGCTCAATGCCTCTAAAAATACTTGAAATTGAAGTAGCAAAAGAACGAATCTTAGGTACTACATTAGTAATTAGGCTTTGAGATTTTTCTGTAACGCCGTTAATTAAGTCTGTATAGGTTGAGTTACCGATAACATCCATGTATAGATCATAGAAGTAACCACTAACTAATTTATAAAATTTATCAATAGCCTTAATAGCAACATCAAAACCAGATACAATAGAGTCTAGTTTGATAGTAGGTAATTTAATACCGGAAAGGTCAATTGATTGTAGGCTTTGGAAAGCCCTTGTTACTTGTTTACCGATTTCACTATCATTGAAAGTTTCAGCAACAGAAGCAAATACTAAACGAGATTGGAAAGCAAGTTCATTAAACAAGTTTCTAATTCGTATAACATTGAATTCTACTCTGCTAGCTACCCTTTCAAAGGCACGACCGATGTCTAGTGTAGTGTCAATAAGCGCTTGGCTGAAGCCACTGGCTTTATCTAGCTCATTAACAAAACGAGCAAAGGCATTACCAGCGACTTGACCAGCACCTGAGAAGGTTGTTTCAATTTGAGCGAACTCACCAGCAATCTGTTTACTTTGTGATAGTAGAGCACTAAAAACTTCGCTAGAGGTAATCTTACCTTCAGCACCGAGTTTACGTAGCTCACCTACAGATACTCCGATACCATCAGCAATTGCCTTAGCTAGACGAGGGGCCTGTTCTAGAACTGAGTTAAGTTCTTCACCACGTAGAGTACCTGATGCAAGGCCCTGACCAAGCTGAATAATAGCAGCTTCGGCTGATTGAGCAGATGTACCAGATACTTTAATTGCTTGCTGAACTGTTTTAGTTACTGCAAGTACTTGGTTTTGAGTAGCGCCTAGGTCTTTAGAAACACGAGCAAATCGAGTAAAGAGATTTGTTGTAGCTTCAAAGCTTGAGCGAGTATCTTGTGAGATTTTAAATAGTCGTTCATTAGCAGCAACAATTTGTTGAGTTGAACGAGTTACCAAGCGTAGTTGGGAGTTAATGCGACGATATTGGTCAGCTACTCCTGTTACTACACCCTTAACGGTAATGTAAGTAGTTAGCAATGCTGTTGAAGCAATCACTAAGTTGTTAACTGTACGAGTTGCATTTGAGAAGCTCTTTTCAAGAGATTCTGCACTATTAGCAGCCCGTTCTGTATTCTTTTGTAGTTTGCTGAGATCTGAGCCACGCTCTACCTTTTTGACACTTTTAGATACCTTGTCAAAACTGCCAGAGGTTTTATCAGCTCCTTTTCCAACTCCTGAGACTTTCTTCTCAAGTTTGTCCATGGAACGTTCGGCTTGTTTGGTATTAGCGACTACTTTAATTTCGACAGCCATATTATTATCCTTTTAATTTCGTTACGTGCCCCAATGCTAGTTTGCGTTACCGGCTATATGAAATAGACGGAAACTCTTCGTATGTCGAAGTTGAGCATCAGGGCTGTGTTCCATTGAGTTATTTATTGTCAAAAGACAAATCAGTTGGGAGTTTAATTTCATCTACAATTACGCCATCAGGGTCGTAGAATTGCAGAAGTGTTCGTTCAATAAAGCGAGCCGGAGCTTGATCAGATTTACCTCTGTTTAGCTCATTAATATACGGCGCACTGTTTGAGATATATAATTCAGTAGAAAGGTTTTCTTCGGATATCGTTAAAGCAGTAGTAGATAGTAATGCTGCAGAAGATATTGAAGGGGAATTAGGGGATCTAAAATCTTTCTCTTCAGTACTTAGGTTCCATGAGGACCTTGCTCGACCAGTATCAACTGGTGTTGCCTGTTGCAGTGAAGTAACTGCGTTTAAGGCAGATGCAACGGTTACTTGGTGTATAAGTTCCCTAGCTTCGGCATTGAGTTCATCAAATTCATCAGCTAAGTTAGGTATAGTTATTTTAACTACCATTGCTTTCTCCTTTAAGGGTAAAAAGAGGGATGCGTTAACACCCCTCTTAAAATTACTTTTTAATAGTAGGATTAAAACCTTTAGAAGCAAGCATAGCACCAAAGTTTGAATTCATTAAGGCTTCGCCTTGGTGACCGGTTTGTTGTACTTTGCGTTCATCGTTTTTAATCTGTTTAATAGATGGGAAGATTTCTTCAGGCTTCTTTTCAACTCCACTAGAGTTCATAATATAAGCAGTTCGAAGGTCTTCTCGCCATCCAATAGGTCTGCGCTGAAAATACTCATACCATCCTTGTATTTCTTCATAATCCATATGGTCTAACTCATTTCGAGTTTTACCTAGAGTAAAAGCAAGGTCGTATAAATGCATCTCTTCAGCGCTTAGTCGTTTCCCTCTTCGACAGAAACGTCTACAGCAGCTAGTCCACTGTAAGCCATGACTTCTTGTTGTAGCGCAGCAAGATCATCAAGGGCAAAAACGTCAAAGTCTTCGTCGCTCATGTCAGCGGCTTCTACAATGCCAGCACGGATTACGAAACGCATAGCTTCTAGGTTAGAGTCAAAAGAAGAGGCTTCTTCCATTTTACCAGCTAGGGCTTGCATTTCACGTACTGCCTTAAGAGGTAGTTTTACGAGAGTAAGTTTGCCACCTTCAACGGCAGCGAAATCGATTGTTTTAGTTTGTGGTTTAAGTTTCATCGTTATTCACCTTTAGTGTTATCATCCTTATCAGAGAAGAGATGTTTATTGTTTAATTGGAAATCATCTAATAATTTTCTTGTTTTATGTAGGACATCTAGAGTTTCAAAGATTTCTGCCTTCTTTGAAGGATCAGAATTAAAGTCTTTCATTCTATCGAATGTCTTACGAATTGATATGTCTACACTCTTCCTCATGTGACGGAAGGTAGTCTTAAGGACAAATTCCTTAGAGAAAGGTGGTTTGTTATTATTATCCATAATAATATTTACCTTATAATAGAACCTCATCAGAGGCCTTATGCACCTAAAGACCTTGATAAAGACCTTTATATAATACTTAAATATAGACCCCAGGAGGTAATAGGGGTTAAAGTAGATTTTGTAATTGGAGGGGATCTCCGAAGAAACCCCCTCCGCATTACATAATCAATAGATAGTTCTATTAATTACTAACCTTAGCTTGGAAGACCGTAGGTGCTACCAGCTGTGTATGAGAAAGGACCTTCGAAGTCGCCATCAATAGTTAGAGCAATATTTGCTTGTGTGGCGTCTGTTAGGGCAGGGACGATCTCGAAAGAAGCGATAGTGCCTTGGAAGTATAGATCTTCATACTCAGTAGTCGCGTCTGAAGCAGGAGTGTCTTGTACACCACCGTCTTCTGTGTTTGAAAGACGAACACGGAATACGAGGTTTGTACCAGACTTGCGTAGAGCGTCTAGTGTGTAATGGTTAGTTGGGATGTAGTTAAATGTAAACTCAAGTGAAGGAGCATCAGCTTGGCCTTGAATCTGTGAAGAGATTGACTGACCGTACTGAGGTACATTTACGATGTTTGATGGTGTGCCGAGGCTTGGGAATTCACGAATTCCTTCAATAGCGACAACTGCAGCTTCAGTGACAGCAGCAGCGCCATCAGCAGCAGCAGATGATTCGAACTTAGCAGCTAGGTTAAGCGGTGCAGCGCGATCAGCTGTTGAGATTGAGCCTGGTACATAATCGATGCGTGTATAGATTGACGCGCCAATGTTATTAATGTGTGCCATAAGATTTGATTCCTTAGTTAGCAAAGTAGTTATAAGTTAGGATATAGTCCACTCGATAAAGACCTTCATTGGCCTCATCGGTGCCGAGAACGGCTAGTGCACTTACACCTGTCTGTATACTACCATTTGTGGTTGTAAATAATTTTGTTTGCAAAGACTCGTCGAGAGCATCAGCGATTTGCATTGAACGAGAGATACCTGTATTACCTTTAGTGTATATCTGAATTACTACTTGTCCGGCTGTACCGAGATTTCGGTAGTCAGCACGAATACGAGCAGGTAGGATTTCTAAACGTAGAAATTCTGTTTGAGATACAGCACCCTGGAAATTACCTGGCAATACTTTTACAGTCCCTGCTACACCTGATAGCCATTCACTAGAAGCGAATACACTTTCAATAGCAGTTTGTTGTTCTGAAAATTTTGCCATGTTAACCTCCTACAGCAGTAATTTGTAGGATAAACCCACTAACATCTTCGAAAGAAGCTATTGAGTAAGTTTTAGACCCTATGACGATTTCATCATAAAGAGATAAATCTGTTACATCTTTAGATTTGATGATAACTTCGATTTCTTCTTTAGTGTAATCTTCCGGTTCTCTTTTCGTATTGAGTACGATAGCTTTTATTGTTGTTGACGTCTCAGTACTACTTGAGAATGATTGCGTAGCAAAGTCATAGTCTCCGGATTCTCTCTCTTTAAATGTTACACTAACGACTAAATCTCCGAGTAGGGTAAACGCATTGTCTACCTGTGATGAGATTAAGTTGTTATATGACATCTAATTAGCCCTATACCATGTGTTAGATCCACCATTGTTGAGGTACTTAGAA